CGCATGCTGCGGCTGGTGGGCGCGCAAGCCATCTACGAAGAGACACAACGCGGCAACCCGGTAACGAACATCATTGTCGATAACCGGGGCAACAAGCCTATCGACCAGGCTGAGCGCCGCATCCAGGCGTTCTTCGGACCAGATAGACAACGGATTCGCAAGGCCGTATTCGAGGGCTGGGCACGCATCCAGGCGCTGACGCGGCGCGATACCGGCCGCGCGCAGTTGGCCTATGAGCTTTGGTACAACAACACTCCGATTGGCGCGACGCCTGCGGCCGTTGACATCTACTTGGAGCGCATGGGTCAACGTGACCACTTCAGCATTGTTGGCCCCGTGCTGGCGTATGGCCGCAAGATCTACTGGAATCCGACAGGCAAGCCCAAGTTCTCGCGTCGCGTAAAGCTGCGCACCGGCAGCGCCACCTTTAAGGTCGTGCGGGCTGTCGGCATAATGAAGCAAGTCGAGATTGCGTTGCGCCGCACCTACCGCGACGTAGCCATAGCAGAAAGTTGGGTGAAGACGGCAGCACTGCCTAAGGATGGCCGTACACCGGCAATCTGGATAGGGCCAAAGCGGAAGGGAGCGGTGAAGCAAGATGGCTGATACCATTCGTCGCGTATATGAGATCGACGCCAAGATCGCGACGACCGCGCAGCAGTCGCTTCGAGAGATTCAGCGTAGCCTCAGGGAAACGGAAAACGCTGCTAGGTCTGTCGGAAAGGCTTCGAAGGAAGCCGCGAAAGACGTAGGTGGCTCTGGAGGCCTTGCCGAAGCTTGGGGCCACCTGAACTTTAAGAGCGTTGGTGCCCGACGCGAACTACTGGTGCTGGCGCACGAACTGAGCCAGAGTCAGTACAAGGCATTCGCCGGCTCGCTGCTGGTGCTCGGTGAACGTATCGACGCTACTGCGCTCATTATGAGTGCGGCCGGTATCGCTGCGATTGCACTCGGTGCTGCTATCAGCTTGGTAGCCATCGCGGTAGCCAAGGGTGCCATCGAGCAGGACAAGTACAACAAGTCCCTCATCATTACTGGCAACGCGTCAGCCACAACCAACGACTCTATACAAGCGTTGGCAAAGAGCGTGGCCGGTACTACTCGCGCCACGGCCGGCAGCGTGCAAGAGCTGGCGGTGGCGCTGGCAGCGACCGGCGAGATTGGCCCCCGGGCGTTTGCGCCCATGGTCGAGGTGATGGCCCGTGTCAAGAAGCTCACGGGCGAGACTGCCGAAGAGGTCGGCAACCGGTTCAAGAACTTCGGTCAGGAGCCTACGAAGGCTGCGCTGGAGCTGAACAAACAGTTCAACTTCCTAGACTCTGCTATGTACAAGCAGATTCTACGGCTTGAAGAACTGGGTGACAAGCAAGGTGCGGCGGCGCTGGCAGCTAGGTTGCTGAGCGACACGCTGGCAGACCGTCAAGCGCCTACCGTCAACAAGATCGTACTGCTCTACGAAGCGTTGCTGCGTGGCCTTGATCGCATTGGCCACTACTTCCACAGCATTGGCGCAGAGACGACCTTCGAGGCAAAGCTCGATTCTCTGTATAAGAAGCTGGGTGACCTCCAGGAGCGGGCTAATAATCCGGGTCTGCTCGAGAAGCTGGCGCGTCTCTTCGGCGGTGGTTCGCAGAAAGTAAACGAAGAAGAGCAGGAAGCCCTTCGCGCTGACATCAACGCAGCTATCCGTGCCAAAGTCGAGAAGGACAACAAGGCGCGCAATGATGCCGAAGACGCGCGTATTAAGAAAGAAGCTGTCAACGCGCAGATAGAGCTTGACATCCTCGACAAACGTACCAAGGGCTACACTCGGACCCAGAAGGCGCTCGACGAGCTGGCCAAGCAAGAAGCGGCCATCGTTGCTGACCGTCGGCGTACGGATCCCACCTTCAAGATCAACCCTGCGGACCACGCAGCACGCGTGGCGCAGATCATTAAGGAGAACCGCACTGAGGCTGACAAGCGCCTTGACAACGCTGTCACTGCCCGACTGCGCCAGCTTGGTGAAGAAAGCGCTGGCCTGAAGGAGCAGATCCGCCAGTACGAGGAGTACGGCAAGCGTGTCAACGCTGCTGCCCGCGCCAAGCTAGAGTTCGACATTGCGCAGGGCAATCTGCGTGGTGCACCTAAGTCTGACATTGCTGAGCTGCGCAAGCGTGCAGACGAAGTCGACAAGGACAGGGAACGCCTCAAGCAACTTGAAGGCGCTGCGTCAGCTGACAAGCGCATTGCGCAACTGCGCTCGGAAGCCGAAGCGCATGCAATGAACTCCCGCGAGATGCAGCTTGCTGTGGAGCTCGGGAAGCTTGAGCAAGACGGACTCGTGAAAGGGACACCGGCTTATGAAGAGCGTGCTCGTGTCATCAAAGAGCTCACGACGCAAATCCACGACAATGCTCTGGCGCGAAAATTGGCTGCGAATGAGGCGACAACGGCGGATGAAGCGCGTGCCATTACCGACCAGATTGATCTCATCGGTAAGTCTACGCTCGAGCGTTCGAAGCACACTGCCGCACTCCGAATCCAGCGGCAGGTCACTAAGGAGCTGCTAGCCAACCCCGAGAATCGCGCTGAGATCATTGCCTCTGCAACTCGACAGATCGATCTGCTATCGGAGTCTTTGGAGCGGGCCTACGAGGAGTCGCGCAAGTTCGAGTCGGGTGTTAAGGAGTCGTTCGCCAAGTACATCGAGGAAACGGCGAACGGTGCCCAGTTCGCTTCTGGCATCATCGAGGGTAGCATCAAGCACCTTGAAGACATCTTCGTGAACTTTGCCAAGACTGGCAAGCTGCACTTCAAGGACCTGTTCATGTTCATGGCTGACGAGTTCCTTCGCCAGTCCGTGCGCATGACCATTAGCGGTATCTTGAAGGAGAACGGTACTGAGGAGGCCGTCGGTGGTGCACTGAAGAGCTTGGCCAGCGTGTTCGGCATCAACTTCGATACGAAGGGTGCTGCGGGTGGCGGCGGTGCTGGTGCGGCCGGCGCTGCGTTGGAGATGAGCACTGCCACGGCAGCCGCATCGGCTTCGCTTGGCCTGCTCGACGCCAGCATCCTTACCACGGACTTCAGCATGACTACGCTGGCAGCATCGGCTGAAGCGGCATCGGTGGCGCTGGCCAACGTAGCCACCTCTTCGGCGGTGGGCGGTGCAGGTGACGTCGCCAGTGACGCGTTCAGCGACTTCGATTGGAGCTCGCTGTTCGATTTCGCCAACGGCGGCATCATGACCAAGCATGGCGCGCTGCCGCTGAATACCTACATGGGCGGCGGCATAGCCACCGGCCCGCAGATGGCTATCTTCGGCGAAGGCCGGCAGAACGAAGCCTACGTGCCGCTGCCTGACGGTCGCAGCATTCCGGTTACCGTCAAGGGCAACCAACAGAGTGACACCGGTGCGCCCATGAACGTCACCATCGAGAACCATAACGGTTCCGATGTCCAGGTGAAGCAACAGAAGAACCGGTTGGGTAAGGACGAACTGCGCGTGGTGATTCGTGCAGCCAAGCAAGAGATACTGGATGACATCTACGGCGGCGGTGAAATGGACAAAGCCCTAGCTGACAAGTACGGTCTTGACCGTGCGCCCGGTACACCTCGTTCGGGTCGTTGATCATGGCACTGCCTGAGCTACTCCTGCCGTCGAGCACCCCGCCATTCTTGGCGGTGGAGCACGTACACTCGCCCATCAGCCTGTATTCTGAGATCACGTGGGCCACCGGCCACAGCACGAAGCGCCGCCTGTACACGACGGCACCGCGCATTGTCAGCGTTGCCCTGGACATGGACCAGGACTCGATGACAGACTTCCACTACTGGTTCGAAGGACCGGCGCGTGGTGGTAGCGAGTACTTCTCGTGTCAGCTTGCCAACTTCGGTCCAGGCCTATTGTGGTTCAAGACTCGTTTTCTGCGGCCGTACGTCGCAACGCCTGACCACACAGGCATGCGCTGGGAAGTCAAGTTCCAGCTTTACGTAGTGGGTACCGGTAGCCTTACCGCGCCAGTCTCTACAAGCGCAGGGTCTACCCGTACACTGCCACTGGCGGAAGAGTCGGTGGTGCTTACCGTGACTCAATCGGCTGGCTCAACTCGCATGCTGGTGCTGGATGCGGTGCTGTCCGACGCGGGCTCGACACGGATACTGGCCTTGGAGTCTACTAATTCCGCGCCGGCTCTGATACAGGAAACGGGTGGGTTCTACATCACGCAAGAAGACGGAAGCCTGATCGAGCTATGACTACCTACGGTGATGTTCGCCACGGAGTGCAGTTCAGCGTGGCCTATGAAGAGGCCATGGGTGCTGCTTCCGTCGAGTACGCCATGCTCGAGACGTTTGAGCTGCGGCACTCAGGCTTTCAGAATGCCGACGGCACAACGTTCGTGCCGCGCATAGTGAACAACTTCGAGGACATCGATGCGCAGCTAGAAGCCGATGCGCCAGTCAACCCGGGCGAGATCGTAACCTTTACCGCCATGCCGGTGACGTCGGGTGGCCTGGACGAGAACGATTCCAACGCTGCGCCTTCGATCAGCGTGTCGTTCGACGGTGTTAGCCCACTTATCGTGGAGCAGCTAGACTATGCGTTGAACGGCATCGAGCCGGTGTACCTCACCATCCGCGTGTACGCCAGCAACGACCTCTCTGCGCCGGCGTTCATGCCAGTGCTGCACCTTACCCTGCGCGACGTGAACGTTACCGAAACGAAGGTCACCGCGCGTGCTACGTTCTATGACCCCAGCAACTTGGGCTTTCCGCGTCAAGAGTACTCGCGTCTGCGCTACCCGGGCCTTACCGCCAAATGAACCACGAATCGCATTGGGCCGCTGGCCTTATTGGGAGCCCGTACCGCAAGAGCGCGGCCGGGCCCACCGAGTTCGACTGCCTCGGACTTATGGAGTACGTCTTCAGGCGGTTCAGGCAAGTGGAACTGCCAGTCAGCGGCATACGGCTGGGCGAAGCGGGCAACGAAGCCAGCATCAAGGAAGCTGCCAAGGCCAGCGGC